ATTTCAACTTGTACACTTTCAAAGGGTTTAGCATAACGTGTTTTCATTACTTTACACGCCGCTCTAATACCATGTACTTTAGATGTTTTTACACCGTCTGCATCTACTTTAAGTTTCAACTTTCGCATTGCAATAACAATACTACTTGCATAGATAAAGCCCTGTCCGCCCGAGATCTTGTCATCTGGGTCAAACATATCTTGACTTGCATATGTGTGGTTAGTTGCAAGCAATCCTACATTAAATTCACCAAACATGTTAACTGTGTTACGAACCAATGATGTTAATGCTTTGGGCTTACGACCCATATCACCTTTCATATCACCAGCTTGGAACTGATTAACATCAGTTGGTGTTAGTAGCATACCTAAACTATCAACTACAAACAATACCTTAGGTCGTTCTTCTTTAGGCTTGTCTGTATATTCTGATTTGTAGTCTTTCATAAAGTCACTAACTGTTCTAGCAACGTCATCGATCATACTCATATTAAGTTTAAGTAGTTTTTCTTCTGCGGTATCTACTGCAAGTGCATGTAGCCATTTCTCGTCTAGTGCATTTTCGGTGTCAATTAGTACAACAAAAATACCCTGATCCTGTGCCGCTTTGATTATATTACCTGCGGCAATATAACTTTTACCTGCACCCGATTCTCCTGCGAGTACTGTTACTTTACCTAGCGGAATACCTTTTTCAAATTCTCCACTGATAAGTTTGTTTAGTGTGTAGTTACCTGTACTGATCCATGTATCTGGGTCATGAAACCCGACACTTAGTCCGGGCACCGCTTTGGTAATACTCTTGCGGAATTTACTTACGTCAAAAGGTCTTGGCATATATTTCTCCAATAAGATAGAGTAGGCGACATATATTGCCGCCCACTTGTAGGTTTACTGATTAGTTGCTACGGTTTCTAATTGCCGCAAGAATGTCTTGGGCACTAGGTTTTGCACCGTCACCTTCTGGTGCTGTTGCCGCAACTGCCGCCGCTACTGATTCCTGCATCTCTGGAGGAGTAACTGGGGTAATTGCTGCAGGTACCACTGGAGCAGGTTGTGGAGGAGTTTGCAGTGTAGGAGCTGCTGCCTGTGGTGCTTGTGGAACACTTGCACTTGGAGGCTTACTTGCTGAGTTATTCGGAGCACTATTTGCTGTGTCAATTTGTACACCACCTGGGCGATAGAAGTTGCCCCAACGTGCTGGATCATACAACTCACCATTCACACTAGCTTCGAACATTTCACCAATTACACGAAGTTCATCGTCGCTTGGTTGCTTTGGAAGATAGTCATTGAGATTAAACAATCCATTTGTATCGATTGCTGATCTTTCGTTACTATCTAAGCTACGTTCTTTGCGTGACCAACTACTAGTTGAGTAGTCTGCATACTGACCTTTAGTTGTCTTAGTAAGACGGAAGTCAGTTCCTTGCTCAGTATCTGTAGGAAGTTCTGTAAAGTCACTATCCATTAGTGCGCCTTTGATAATATTAAAGATGCTTGGATTAATAACAAACCTACGAATTGGATTCTCAGGTGTGGTATCTTCTGCTAGTGTACTTTCAGCCACAAAGCCTTGGAATACGTACGAACGTTTCTTCCAATACTTACGACCCATTTCTTCCAATGCTGGATCTTTAAACCATGGACGAACTTCTGCAAGAACTGGACAACTACCTGTCGGTCCCCACATTTCATTACATGGAACAGTTACCGTAACTGCACGACTATTACTGTCGCCGACAACACCAGCAAATCCTAAACGGATCATCTGACGCTCACGCCAAAAGTAAGTGTTACTCGCATCACCATCTGGTAAGAAGCGAAGTACACTTGTTGAATTTTCTGGGATATTCCAAAAAGGGAAGATAGCGTTATCGCCACCTGATTGCGACCGATTGCCGCCTGTTTCTTGTTCTTGTAATTTAGCTCGAATTTCTGCCAATGTAGCCATAGTTATTCTCCTGTGTTTTTGCCTATGTTAGTATTTTGCCTAAGTATGCCGTTGTGACAACTTAATGTAGTGTCACTAGTATATGTTAAATTTGCCTGGTTGTCAACTAAAAAGTTTATCGAAGTCGTAGTTGTCGAGTTTACCTTCGAACGTTTCCTCCCAATTTTCTTCAACATGTGAGTCCTCTGTTGCAGTAGCACTGAGCTTAGGCATAAGTGAATTAATTGCACCTACTGCTTTAGCTAGTATAGCACTGTCTGTAATTTTGTCAATTGAATTACCTGCACTATCTAAAAGGACGCCTAACTGATCTTGCCCATTTTCACTACAAACTGCTTTACTAAGGTATTCCATAATAGATGCAAGTTGTTGCTCATTGGCCATTTCTGCAAAGTCATTCCGTTTGGTCGGATTCTCTGGATCAGTTTTTACATCAACACCATTGCGTAGTTTTATCGAATCAACTGATTCAACAGCCTGTATAATGGAGTCTAATGTATTCGTTGCTAACGTATGAGTTTCTTTGACATGTTTCATGTCTTTAACTAATGCGTTTACATATGGTAGTGCATCATCTAAACCTTCGTCAAATGTACGCACTGTAAACTGATTGCGTAGTTTTGCTTTATCAGTTTCGTTAATCTTAACTTCTTTTGATTCAAACTTTTCTTTTGTTTCGTTGTAGCACTTACAACCTTTGAGTTTGTTAATCGATTCTCTAATATTAGTAATGCGACTAGAGACTGCTTCCACAATGTCTGCCGTATCTTCGTTAACCAAGCCGTTACGAAGACTGTATTTTTTAAATTCTTTTAGCTTTTTAAGTTCGTTGCACTGCTCTTGGATATATGAACCAAAATCGTCATATGGTGTTCCACCTTCTCTTACATGGCGTAGCATAGCTCTGCCACCTGCTAAGTTGTTGGTTGGCATCTTGTAACGTTCACCGTCTGCGTTCTCTACATAGATAGCACTAATATTTCTACTTCTGCTGCCTCTGGAGGTTTCGTCTACTGCATTCTTGTGCTTGATAATTAGTTTGGCATTTTCCAACTGTTGATAACTGCTTTTGCTACTACCATATGCGGCGCCGATGCCTTCTTGTACGTCTTGTTTCATATTTCTCACCTTTTGTGCTTGGTAATCTTGGTCTTTTGGTTCTATTGATTTTGTAAAACTTTTTAGCGTATATTCGATTATGCTTCTATTAGCTAGATTTTTTAGTAGTGCAAGTGTGTCTCTAAACTCATTGATATCTGTATTAGCATTTATGCTTACTCGTATCTCACGTTTACTATCAGTCTCATCTAAGTTAATCATACTGCCTAAGCTAGGAATATAAAAACGTCTAGCTGACTGCGGATCAACTGTATTCTCACCTTCGTCTGTGAAAATCTTAATGTTATGTCCATTACCTTTAAGGATCTTAAAGATGTCTTCTGCTATTTTTTCGCCACTAATCATTTGATACGTCCTTTAGTATATTTATGTTAAAAACACAAATGGCATGGGGTCAACTGACTCTTCATCCGAGAAACTGTCCTTTAGTTCGTCGAATGCATTTTCATCATACTGTGCTACCTGTTGTGCAATTCTAACTACCAGTACAGCCGCCATTACAAGGTCATCTGTTTCACCTTCTTTAGCACTGAAGCTGGCTCCCCTAGCAATAAACGTTTTAATTTCTCTGAGTAATGCACCACTGGCAATTTCCATTTTATCTGTTTCGATCCATGTTTTAAGTTTGCTACATGCCGCGAGTTTGCTTTTGTTTGTAGTAGTAAAGCCTTTTCTGAAACCTCTATTGGCATTGCGAGGCTGACTTATAAACTGCCCGGGTATGTTCTCTTCTCCCATTTCAGCGATGACCACAAGTGCTGCTTCTCCTAGTGTGTTGTTTTCTACACTCCAGTATATTTCACTGCCGGTTGCACCCTCTTGTACTTCCATTAACATTTGTCTGAGTATGCGTATTTGTTCAGTAACAGGTGTTTTGTTGTGCATCCATTCAGCTACTTGCTTCATACCTGGAAGTTCATAAATCTGTATTGCGGCATTGTCTCCGCCTGTACCTAAACTGGGATCTAATCCTGCAATATATGTTTTGCCTTGTTGTACATTCCTATACCAACGTACTTGTCCTGTGCGTCTGTATATTTCCTTGCTCTCCATCGTCGCTAGTTTTAAACTATTGATTAATGTTTCATCATAAGCAATAAATTCGTTGAGGTGTTCTCTACGGAAACGTTCTTCACCTATTTTACTTTCTTCTTCGTCTGCCCATTCTTTATCTCTGTCGGGATGGAATTTCCAGTCAGCAGTGTAACTTTTAAATCCGTTTTTGCCCGTTTCTTTTTCATTGCCATATTCGTCTAGCGTGTTTAATGCTCCGCGCCAAATTTGTGCAAACTGGTCATCGTCTTGATTTGGTGTACTTGTAATAATACACTTACCACCTGTACTAAGTGTTGGACTTAGTGCAGTCCAAAACTCACGGGCGATGCTAGGACGTACAAATGCAAACTCGTCTAGGTATGCTAGTGATATACTCAAACCACGTCCAGTGTTATCTGTTGTGGCTTGTGCAATAATGCGGCTACCATTGTCGAACTCCAAACTGCCTTTGTTGTATGCTGTAACACCTGCACGTACATGATCTGGTAATAGTTCATATGCAAAACGTATACGTTGCATAATCTCTTGAGCACCACTGTATTTGTGTGCAGCAATAAGGATTGTTTGGTCGGGTACATACATAGCATACCATAGTAGGTATGCAGCTGCCGCAGTTGACTTGCCCATTTGTCTACTGATAAGTGCTATACTATAACGATGGTTATGATAAGCATCTAACAATTCTCTTTGATAATCAAATAAGTCGAACTTCAATCTACCTTTGACTGGATGCTGTATCCATACAAAGTTCTCAATGAAGTATTGAGGATCTTGTGTACACTTAACGATCTCTTCAATCTGTTGTTGATTGAACTTTTCTCGTTTGTACGGGCTTTTGATTAAATTAGTGTCTACACTCATTATAGTAGTACTTATGTCAGAAAAAAAGAGCTAGTTTTTACACTAGCTCTATACAGTTAAATTCCTGCGTTTCTTTTAAGGATTGATAATTCGTCTGAATGTGCATGTTGTGCTGCATCTCCTGCGTCATCATGTGCGCCTTGCATATCGTCTCTAACATGCTCTTCTGCATCTTCTAATTCACGTTCGTCAAGT